GCAAACAAAGAATCTGATATGACTGGTATTGTTGTGTCTGGTGTAGATGTAAATGGCCATGGTTATGTCTTAGGTGATTATACACTTAAAGGTTCTCCTCAACAATGGGCTTCTAAGGCTATCGAGCTTTATCATAAGTTTGATGCTGATAGGATCATCGCGGAAGTCAATCAGGGTGGTGACATGGTTAAGACCACTATCCACGGTATTGATGATACGATCCCTTACAAGGCCGTTAGAGCCTCTCGTGGTAAGTATGCTAGGGCAGAGCCTATCTCGGCCATGTACGAACGTGGTTTGATCCATCACGTCAAAGATACTCTTGACCCTGAAGCATCACTTGGTGAACTAGAAACACAGATGACAACTTGGGAGCCTTTGGGTTCTATAGGTTCCCCTGACCGCCTAGATGCTCTTGTATGGAGTATGACCGAGTTAATGCTTAATGGTGTACAGAGGCCACAACTAGCTATTGTGTACGCAAGTTCTAAGGGCAGTTCGTAAAATCAGGAAATATAGATATGACAGTTACGCCAGCCTCTTATAACCTAACCCTGTACCAAGGTTCTGACTTTGAGCAACAGGTTACTTTCCTACAGACGGAGGGTGGTTCCCCCGTTGACCTTACTAGCATAGGTTTCCGTATGCAGATTAGGGCCAGTAAGAACAACCCTAGTGTTATTGCAGAACTTACAACAGACAATGGCAAGATTACTAAGGTTGATGCTACTGGTGTTATCACAATGTCCCTAAGCGCAACAGAAACATCCCTTATTAAAACTGGTGGTGTTTATGACCTAGAGGCATACTTTAGTGCTAGTAGTGCCGAAAGGTGGCTAGAGGGTTCTGTCGTATTTAGTCAAGAGGTTACACGTAATGAGTAGTTGTGATCCCCTTGTTGTTGTGATTACTTCTAGTCCACCCGCTTCTATTGTTTTTGGTGCTACACAAGGACCAAGGGGTATTGCAGGACCAAGTGGCTCTGAGGGTAATATATCTTCACAAGCTAATAACTCTTTAACAACTGGTTCAGACGGTGGCCTATTTGTAAATAGTGTTGTTGATCTTGGCACTTTCAATTAAAACATAAAGGAATACCCATCATGCCTTCAGTCCAGCAGAAACGCGGCCTCTATGCAAACCTACCTTCCTCATCTTTGCTTGCAGGTCAGGTGTTCTTTACGACCGACAGACAGACAGCGCACTTTCCTACAGACGGGACCACGATGGTTCCTGTTGTGCCTGCTATCGACGCTCTTGACGCTCTTGCTTCTGTTGACGGTAATGCTGACCTTCTCATCATGCACGACTCTAGTGCCACTGGTGTAAAAGAAAAGCGGATCACGTTTAACTCGTTTAAGACTGCGCTTAACATCCCTACGGGATCGTCTGATGAAAAAGTATCTGTTGTTGACGGTGGCACAGCGGGCTTTATATTCGGCACGGACGGCACTGACGGCATTTTGCGCATGAACACATCCATGGCTATGACCAAAGATGCTGGAAACGGGTTTGTTACTCTGGCTGTTGATACGGTAGACTGCGGAACATTCTAAATGCCAAACGTCCAACACAAACGAGGGTCACGCGCTGACCTGAACACACTGGCCGCAGCCAATGGTTTGCTGCTGGGCCAGATTTATGTAATCACCGACGAGGATAGGCTTGCGGTTGCTACTGGTGTTGGCAGCTATCAGGCTGCTGAAAAAGAGGGTGGCGGAAGCGGAAGCGATTCAAAAAACATAGACGGTGGCGCGGCCAGCACCACATACACGTCAACACAATCTATTAACGGAGGGTTTGCAAATGGCTGATCTTATTCAATTACGCCGTGACACGGCTGCAAATTGGACCACTGTGAACCCTGTTCTAGCTGTCGGTGAATTTGGGTTAGAAACAGACACTGACCAGTTTAAGGTTGGTGATGGCTCATCTGTGTGGTCGGCACTTGCGTATGGCGGCATCCAAGGCCCGCAAGGTATTCAGGGTAATCAGGGTGATACTGGCCCACAAGGGGAAACTGGGGGTACAGGGGTGAACGCCACCAATGTCGAATCTGCCGGTGCCCTTATGGACAGTGAGGTTACAAACCTTGCTGCGGTCAAGGCGTTTGACGGGGCCGACTATGCAACAGATGCTCAGGGAACTAAAGCCGATACAGCTCTACAGCCCTCTGATTTTGACACCGAAGGCGTAGGAACGCTGTCAGGCACAACTCTTGACCTGACTTCTGGCAATGTGTTCTCACATGCGCCTGCCGCTAATGCTACATACGTGTTTGACAGCCCGCCAGCATCAGGGACGGCATACGGGTTTACGCTCAAGATTACGCCCTCTGGGACGTACACGCTAACGTGGCCTTCGTCTGTCGACTGGGCGGGCGGTACTGCACCTGATGCACCTGCCAGCGGCGCTACGGATGTATATACGTTCTACACGCAGGACGGTGGCACGACTTACTACGGCTTCTTAGCTGGGGCGGCAATGGCATGAATATTTCTAGGCTTATGCGGATGGGTGCGGCTGGTGTTTCTGCTGGTGGTGGTGGTGTTGTCTGGACCGACCCTGACCTAGCAAACGCAAGTTATGATAGCGTTAGCTTCAGTGTTTCCTCGCAAGAATCAGGTCCATCTGGATTATTCTTCAAACCTGACGGCACAAAGATGTACGTTATTGGGTTTACTGATGACAATGTAAACGAGTATGATCTAAGCACTGCTTGGGATATCTCTAACGCCAGTTACTTACAGAACTTCAGTGTTGTTGCTCAAGAAACAGCTTCAAGCGGCGTGTTCTTCAAACCTGATGGCACAAAGATGTACGTTATTGGGTTTATTGATGACAATGTTAATGAGTATGATCTAAGCACCGCTTGGGATGTTTCTTCAGCTAGTTACTTACAGAACTTCAGTGTTTCCTCGCAAGAAACAAATCCAACCGGCATATTCTTCAAACCTGACGGCACAAAGATGTACGTTGTTGGGTCCTCTGGAGACGATGTAAACGAGTATGATCTAAGCACTGCTTGGGATGTTTCTTCAGCTAGTTACTTACAGAACTTCAGTGTTTCCTCGCAAGAATTATTTCCAACTGGATTATTCTTTAGTCCTGACGGCACAAAGATGTACGTTATTGGGGCCTCTGGAGACGATGTAAACGAGTATGATCTAAGCACCGCTTGGGATGTTTCTTCAGCTAGTTACTTACAGAACTTCAGTGTTGTTGCTCAAGAAACAGCTCCACAAGGCATATTCTTCAAACCTGACGGCACAAAGATGTACGTTGTTGGGTCCTCTGGAGACACAGTCTACCAATACTCCACCGCATAAGGACACCCTAAATGCTACTCGTGAAAACATCAAACGGACAGGTAGAGCAATTCCCTTACACGCTCGGAAACCTTCGCCGTGACAATCCTAAGACCAGCTTCCCCAAGAAGATTGGTGATGCAATCCTTGCCAGCTACGGTATCGTGCATGTAATGCCTGACGCGCGCCCTGAGTGTGACCACATGGTCCAACGTGTGGTGCAGGACGCAGAGCCACACAGGGAAGTCAGGACCAAGCAGCCAGACGATGAACACCCCGCTGACGTATCGGTTGGTGATACATATGAGACTGGTCGCTGGGTCATTGGTTACACGGTCGTCAACAGACCACAGGAACAGGTTGAAACATCAATCCGCAACCACCGCGATAAACTTCTACAAGCGACAGATTGGCAAGCCCTAAGCGACAGCACCATGAGCGAGGCCATGACTGCATATCGCCAAGCCTTGCGTGGTGTGCCAGATCAAGACGGGTTCCCGTTTGATGTTGTGTGGCCTACTTTATAGTACGACTGAAGAACAAGAATATAGAATTAGGTAGTATAATAAATGGTAACCCAAGAGAAACTTACTGAATCCACTGCGACTAAGACTCTTGGCGCTCATGGCGCTAGTATTCGTAATGGTACTATCCGTGGTGAAGACTTCATCCCCAAACTTCGTGGCAACAAAGCTATTAAGAAGTATGCGGAAATGCGGGAGAACGATGCTACTATTGGTGCTGTA